TCTCGGTGGTGCAGGGCTATACGGCAGACTTGATCTCCGGGATCTCGAAGGACACTGGCAGCAAGATCAACGCGGCCATCCAGCGGGCTTATCTCGGACGCGCGAACCTGACACAGCTCATTAACCAGGTGGGCTCGGCGCTGGAGGATGGAAAGTTCAGCGGCCTGTTTGGCCCGATGGGCAATCGCGCCCTGGGCATTGCCACCAACGAAGTGATGCGGGTGCATTCGCTGGCCTCGATGTCGCGGATCTCCGACCTGGCCGACAAACATGATGGCGTGGGCAAGCAGTGGCGGCATTTGATGATCGGGGTTCCGCGCATCGCGCACATCCTGGCCGATGGCCAGATCAGGCAGGCCGACGAGCCGTTCGACGTGGGCGGCGAGGAGCTGATGTATCCACGCGACCCCGCCGGCGAGCCGGAGAACACGATCAACTGCCATTGCCTGGTGCTTCCATACGTTTCTCCAGAGGCGCTGAAGCCGAGCGACCAGGAGCGCGGGCTATTGAATTCGCTGGGTGTTTCAGTGACAACGAGCCATTAAATGCGGTGTTCTTTGCAGTTCGCACCGCTGTTGCCGCTGACGCTATAGACAGTAAGGGGCCAAGTTACAGTTGCCGGGTAATCCTTGAACCACAGGGAAAGGAACTACAGATATGTCGACTCTATCAACCACTCCGAATCTTCCGGATCCGCCTTCGCACTTGTCGCAGAAGGCGCAAAAAGCCTGGAGCAAAACCTATCAGAGCACGCTGGCCTCGGCCGCCAACGATTTTCCAAATGACGTTTCGCGCCAGCGCCAAACCGCGCTGAAGGCTGCGAACGCGATGCTGGCAGTGCCCGCGCCGACCTCGGCCGCCGACATCGACAACCTGGAGGACTGGCAGGTAATTCTGAAGGGCACGCGCGACGGCGCGCGCTTCTGTGTGACCGCTGACGGCAAGAAGTATTCGTTCCCGGTCAAATCTTAACTTCGAGGCGCGCATGAAACACGCTCTGACAATTGCGCTGGCGGCGGAGCAGGATCTCTCGCTGGATGAGCAGCGCTCGCGGCTCGACGCTGCGTTGCGCGAGCAGTTTGGCAATGACGACAGCGGCTACCAGCGTTTCTATATTTACGAGGTTTTCAACGACTACCTGATTGCGCGCGGCCCCGAGGGCGCGCTCTATCGCATTTCGTATGCGTTGAATGGAGACGATGTGACGCTTGGCGACGCGCAGGAGGTGACAACCGCTTACGTGCCGGTGGCGGAGTCATGCGAGTTTATCGCCGGCGAGGCTGAGGGCGCGGCGGAAGACGGCCGCTTCCCGATCGTGGCGCTCAAGGTTGGCTGGGGTCGCGGGGCGTTGAATGGACAACCGACGCCGCATTTCTATCCGGCGCCGTTTGTGGCCAAGGTGGCCGAGGCGTTGAAGGACGCTCCGTTTGGCCGCCGCCATCCGGATCAAAAGGGAAGCGATCCGGTAGGCGCAAACGATGCGACGCGCATTGCCGGCTGGCTCGATCCCGGCAAGTTCGACGGGCAGCGTGCGACCACATTCGTCAACCTGTTCGATGCCGAAACCGATTTGCGATCGCGTCTCGGCTCGGCGCGAAAGGCCGGCAAGCTCGGCCTGTTTGGCGTCTCGCAACTGGCCGCGATCGGGTTCATCCCCGGCGTCGTCGAAGGCAAGCAGTGCCTGGTTGCGGAAGAACTGCACAAGCTCTACTCGGTGGATCTGTGCGCGGTGGCAGGCGCGGGCGGCGAGTTTCTGGTCGCCAACGCGGCAGCCGTGAACGATCTGGCGGCGCGGCAAAGCGCAGCCATCAACCCCAACTCAACCGCTATCGCGCCGAGGGCGCGCGACGGCAATGCCGGCCGACAAGGCCGAACTGAAGGAGCAAAGCTGATGAAGGAATCTCTTCGCCGTTTGCTCGAAGCGCTTCGGACCAAGAACGCCGCACGCGCCGCCGAGCTCACTATGGAATTTGCCACCGTCACGGAAGCCGAGTATCCGGCGCTGATGACCAAGGTCACCGACGCCATGACGGCCGCGGACGCGACACAGACGGCTACGGCCGCCGAAGCCGCCGCCGCCTCTCTGGCTGAGGCTCATCGCATCCAGTCGAAGAACCGCATCGAACAGAAGCTCACCGACTCCAAGCTTCCCGAGCCCGCGAAAAAGCTGGCCCGCGGACACCTGGAAGGGATGCTGGTAAGCGAGGCGGAACTTGCGGACGCCAAGATCGACGCTGAAATCGCCAGCGTGCGCACGGCATTCGCCGCGCTCGAGGAAGTCGCTCAGATCCGTCCGCGGGTGGTTGCCGGGCTCGACACGATCGACAAGAAGGCCCTGGCGATGGAATGCGCCTTCGGGGTGAAAGCCTCGATGGGTAAAGGCATCCCGGGCTTCAGGGGCTTGCGCGAGGCGTACATCGCCTGCACCGGCGATTATGACCTGGCCAAGCTGCGCAGCGGCGGCGGATTCACCGGCCATGTGCTGGCGTCAGAAGCTGTGGTGACAGGCGACTTCCCTAACCTGTTGCTCAACTCGATGACCAAACGCCTCCTGCAGGATTACGCGGAGCTGGCGATCGACGGGCTGGAAATGCTTTACCAGGCGGTGCCGATCGGCGACTTCCTGCTGCAGGACCGCGTTCGTGACGGCTATTTCCCGGAGCTGTCGACCGTCGCTGAGGCGGGGCCCTATACCGAACTGGCGTATCCGACCGATGAGCGGGTGAGCTACCAGGTGGCAAAGCGTGGCAACCTGCTCACCATCACGGAAGAGACGATCCGCAACGATAATCTTGGTGCGATCGCGCGCTTCCCCGGACGGCTCGCGCGAGCTGGGCGGCAGACGCTGCGCAGCTTCATCACCAACTTCTTCGTCAACAACACGACCTACATGGCCGACAGCGTGAGCTGGTTCAACGCCGGACACTCGAACCTGGGTGCGGTTGCGCTGAGCCAGGACGCATTGACCACGGCGCGCACGGCCCTGCGGCGCCAGACGGAAAAGGACTCGGGCGAATACCTCGGGTTGAACATGTACTGGCTGATGGTGCCTCCGGAGCTGGAGACCACGGCCAAGCAGATCAACCAGACGAACACGGCCGGCTCCAACGCCTTCTACCACGCCTTTGGCGACAACGACGAGCGGATCATTGTCAATGAAAAGCTGACCGACACCAACGACTGGTACTACGGCGCGAAGCAGGAAGATGCGCCGTTCCTGGAGATCGGCTTCCTGGATGGAATCCAGCAGCCGCAGATCTTCCTGGCCAACCAGCCGACGATCGGCACCCAGTTCACGAACGACGAGCTGCAGTACAAGGTGAAGTTCGTCTTCGGCGGGGCGATCATCGACTATCGCGGCGTCGGCAAGAACGTGGTCGCGGGCTAACGCATTTCCTCCTGGGGCCGCTTTCTGACGAGCGTTGGATGCGGCCCTTTTTTGAAGTTGTACGTTTGGTACAAAACGAGGACAGACTCCGATGATGGATTCCTTTCGCAAGAGCTTTGTGACGATGGTGCTGTTTGGCCCGCTGGCCGTGGCCAACGGCGTCGCAACCTTCATTGCCACGCACCGCGCGCGCATCGCCTCGGCACAACTGGCGTTGCCCGGAACCGGCACGGGCGCGGGCGCAACTACCGTGCAGGTCAACGTCAACGGCGCTCCGGTGAGCGGAGCCGGCAATCTCAGGATCGCGGGCGCGGCAGTGGGTCAAGCCGTGAGCTCTTTGATTACGCTGGGCTCAAACCAATTTCCCGGCGGCGCGCTGATCAATCCCGGCGATGTGATCAGCGTCGACGTGCTTGCGGTACCGGCGACAACGGTGCCTGCAGGCGGCGCGGTCATTTTGGATCTGACGCAAGTAGACGTCTAACGAACTAAACGCGCATAACGCGCCGAATGAGGCCGTGCGGCCAGTTTGGCGACGGTCTCAAGGTCAGTGCGGGACCAGGCATTCACACCCCGGGGGCCGCACTCCCTGCGGGGTATATGACTTCAGAGGTACAGATTGCCGTTCCCTTACGCCATTTCCGACTTTGTTGCCGCGATGCCCGCGGTGGTGCAGGACGGCGCGGATCGCGTCGGCGCCACGCTGCAACAGTTTGTCACGCAGACGATCACCGAGCGCTACTCGAAGGACGCGCCGCTGTATGTGGTCTCTGACATTCCCGGTACCGGCACGAATCTGATCAGCACGCCTGTGGCGCCGGAAGGGCAGCGCGGAGTGTTCGAGCCGGACTTCTCGGTTATCGCGTCGATTGAATATCCGATCGAGCAGGTGCCTCCGCAGCTGGTGCTCGACTCCGACATCCGTCTCTACCGCACGCCCTTGGGCTACCAGATCATGCTCAGCTTCGACACGCCGGGCACGAGCGAAGTGCTGCGCACCACCTGGACCTCGCGGCACAGCTCCGATGGTTCGACGGTTCCGGACAAAGACTTTTACGCGGTGGTCGATTATGCGAGTTCACTGGCGCTTGAGGCGTTGGCCGCGACGTATGTGCAGACGGGCGACAACACGATCCAGGCCGACATCGTCAACTACCGCACCAAGTCGCAGGAGTACTTGTCGCTGGCCAAGGCCATCCGTAAGCGTTACTTCGTACACATGGGCGTGACCGAGGATGCGACCGGCGACGAGCAGGCTCCAGCGTTTGCCATCGGCAACCAGTATCTCGAACAGAATTCCGGAGTGGACCGGCTGGTCCACGGAAAGTACTCGCGCTAGATGTGGAAGGCAACGATCAGCGGCGTTGACGAACTTGCTCCCGAGCTGCGGGCGGCGGCACAGGCCGGCATCCTCGCGGGAGTTGAGAAGCTCGGCGTCGAGGGCCAGCGCCTGGTGCAGCAGAATATCGGCACGCCCTACAACGGCCAGCCGCCAGCGGTGTTTCGCGGCAACCTGATGGCCTCAGTGATTCCCTCGGTGACACAGGAAGGCGACCAGGCGATGACGCGCCTGGTGATCGGCGTCGGTCCCACGCTGGGAGCGGACGCCTATGCGGCGCCGGTCGAGACCGGAGCACGGCCGCACTTTCCACCGGCATCGGCGCTGGTTCCGTGGGTGATGATGAAGTTCGGCGCCGACGACGAAAAGACGGCGCTCTCCATGGCATTCGCAGTTGCCAAGTCAATTGCAAAGCGCGGCACACAGGGGCACGAGATGTTCTCTCGCGGTCTCGAACAGTTGGAGCCGATGGCCGCGCCGCTGCTGGAGCATGAGATTGCGCAGGCATTCATGCGCCTGGGCTTTATGGGAGGCCAAGCGTGAGCGGCGTCGACGCAGTGGCGGCGGTCGTGGCAAAGCTGGAGACGGTGAGTGAAATTGGAGCCGTCTACAACATGATGGGCTCGGCTCCGGATGAGGCGGCCTTCAAGGCCCGCTATAGCGACGGAACCATGATCCACGCCTGGGAGGTCACGCGCGAAGCCAGCAAGGGAATCGACAACGCAGAGGCCATGAATGCGATGTCGCGCACCGAGCAGGTTGTGATCTACGGCTACATGTCATTTAAGAACGGCGTGAGCGAGCCGGTCTTTCAGGCGTTGATCGACAGCATCTGCGCGGTGTTTGATCCGCTGGCAGGGCGCCAGCTTGGTGGCACCTGTTACTGGTCGGGGCCGCTCGAAGTCGATGGCCCGAAGTTTGCGCGCCTGGGAAACTACCTGGTGCATTTTGTCCGGATGACTTATCCGGTGACTCAATTTCCGATTCAATAGCGAGGAGACACAATGCCGGGACCCTATCCCACTACCGTTAATGTTCAGCGCACCATACTTCGCCAGCTCGCGCTGGCCGCCTTCGTCCAGGCGAACCTCTCGGAGTCTCTTCCGGACGTGGCGTTCACTTACGCGTCGCTGCTTGAGACCAATAACTTCATCAACATCAAATCCGAGTTCGAGACTGACCTGGCTTATGCCGGGCGCGGCAGCAGCTTTGCCAGCGATATGCGCGAGATCACGCGCTCTGCCTCGGGCGAGATCTCGACGCGGCTCGATCAGTGGCTCGCCGGCTATTTGCTGTTTCTGGTGATGGGCGCCGACACAGTGACCGGCGCGGCTGCTCCTTATTCACACGCGATCACATTCCTCGACAACAACGCCCCGGCGCCGGTGACCAACCTTTTTGTGCTGGACTCGGCGGGGCTGCAGCGGCGCTTCCTTGATATGGCGCTCTCGCAGCTGGTGCTGACCGGTGTGGAAAAGTCATCGCTCATGGCCAAGGCCACGTTCATAGGCACTGGACGCTATG